TTTGGCAAGAAGTAACAGAAGAAGGTGTTACATCTATGCAGTATATCAACGGAACAAAAGCAGTTGTTAATATCGGCAAGGTGGTAAAAACACCTGGTACTTATGATCCAGATGGAAAAGAAATAACTCCACCTGTATATTACCCAGGATGGGCTTATGATATAATGAGTACAGACGATTTAGACTTTGGCTCAAATGAGGTTTATCCAGGCGGTGCTTCAGCGCATCAATTCTATGGATTTCCAAGAAACGCAGAAGTTCCACCACCAATTGAAGAGGAAGAAGTAATTTCAGAATAAATAGCGTAACTATAACAATATAACAATTAAATTAAATAAAATGTCAGAAGTAAAAAAAATAACAGAAGAGCAATTAAAATTAGTTAAAGAAGGTCAATCAAAAATTAATGCAATATTATTAGAGATTGGTTTTTTAGAAGCAAAGAAAGCAGAGTTTCTAGGCGCGCACTTTGAATCAGTGAAAACATTAGAACAAGTAAAGTCTGAATTAAAAGAACAGTATGGAGACATAACTGTAAACTTAGTTGATGGTACTTACGAAGAAGCTGAACAGCCAGAAACAAAAACACTTGAAGTTGTAGACTAATGAGTTCTATTATAAGAAAAATTAGTATAGGTTCTGATTATAAGAATGATGCCATGCATTATTCCGTAGGGCAGCAAGTTTACGGGGGACACATAATATCCGACATACTGCACGACAATTCTACGAACTCATACAGTATCTTTATAAAAAAACAAGACGAGGTTATGCCATGGAAGAAATTTAACTCTAACATGGCAATATCCGTTGAGTATGACCTGGAATACTAATGAGGAGTTTGTACGATTTTATCATTAAACCTTTAGGTGATAGATACGATAACGAATTAAAGCTCGGTGATAAAACTTTAGTTTTAAATACTAAAATAGAAAGCTTCAAGTCAGTAAATAACTTGGCTATTGTAGTTGAAACACCAAAAGCTTTTAAAACAAATATAAAAAAAGGTGACATAATAGTTATACATCATAATGTCTTTAGAGTATTCTACGACATGAAAGGTGTTAAAAAAAATAGTAGATCATTTTTTAAAGACGATTTGTATTTTTGTGCTATTGATCAAATATATTTGTATAAGAATACAGGGGATTGGAAATCATTTGGAGACAGATGTTTTGTAATGCCTTTAAAAAATAAAGACTCTCTAAGGATCGATAAAGAGCAAAAGCTTATTGGTATACTAAAATACGGTAATAAGTCCTTAGATGCGCTTAAAATAAGCCCAGGAGATGTAGTAGGCTTTACGCCTAACAGTGAATGGGATTTTATTATAGACGATCAAAGAGTTTATTGTATGAAATCTAATGATATTGTAATTAAATATGAACACCAAGGAAACGAAGTTGAATATAATCCAAGCTGGGCAAAAAGCGGTTGAAGAATTAATCAAGGTGGCTAAAGAAGCTATTGTTGATTCTGGAGACGATATAACGGCTGATAGATTAAAAAACGCAGCTGCTACAAAAAAGCTAGCCATATTCGATGCTTTCGAAATACTAAACAGAATAGAAGAGGAAGAGGCTTTGTTAAATGATAATCCAAAAGAAGTGAAAGAAGAAAAAGCTTTTAGAGGATTTGCTGAAGGAAGGTCTAGATAATGTACGAGCAAAGTTTATTAACAGTATTAAAAGACTATGTAAAGCCTAAAGTAATTAATAGATTAAATAGGTATAAGAAATGGGAATACGGCTACAACAAAGAGTATGATCTTATTGTTATAAGTAAAACCGGTGAGGTTGGTGAAATATATAATATACAAGGATTAATTATAGGTTTACCTAAAAAAGAAGATGTAACCGAGTTTGAATCTGACAAATGGGAATATCAGCAGTACCCTAAGGAGTTAAATAAAATTAAATCAGTATTTGATTGGGATGAATACCCGGTTGAATTTAAAGAAAAATGGTATGACTATATTGACAAAGAGTTTAAAAGGCGTGAAGAAGGTTTTTGGTTTATTAACAAAGGCAAGCCTACTTATATTACTGGTACTAACTACATGTACTTGCAGTGGTCCAAGATTGATGTTGGGCAGCCAGACTTTAGGGAATCAAACAGGCTATTCTATTTATTCTGGGAAGCTTGTAAGGCAGATAAACGGTGTTACGGAATGTGTTATCTTAAGAACAGGAGATCAGGTTTCTCTTTCATGGCATCAGGCGAGACGGTTAACCAGGCAACAATATCCACAGATTCAAGATTTGGCATTTTATCAAAGTCCGGGCCAGACGCCAAAAAGATGTTTACTGATAAGGTCGTACCCATCTCAGTTAATTACCCCTTCTTCTTCAAACCAATCCAGGACGGTATGGACAGGCCGAAGACGGAACTTGCGTACAGAGTACCCGCGTCAAAGTTCACCCGTAAGAAACTTGACACCAATGAGAAACTACAGGAAATCACCGGTCTCGACACCACGATCGATTGGAAGAACACCGGGGACAACTCGTACGACGGTGAAAAATTAAAACTACTAGTACACGATGAAAGTGGAAAGTGGGAAAGACCTACAAATATATTAAACAACTGGAGGGTAACTAAAACTTGTTTAAGATTAGGTTCTAGAATTATAGGTAAGTGTATGATGGGTTCAACGTCAAATGCTTTAGACAAAGGAGGAGAGAATTTTAAAAAACTTTATTATGATTCAGATGTCGAAAAAAGAAACGCCAATGGACAGACTCGTTCAGGACTCTATAGTTTGTTCATACCTATGGAATGGAACTACGAAGGATACATTGATTCTTATGGATTTCCTGTATTCAACACGCCGAAAGAGGCAATTGAGGGACCGCAAGGGGATCTAATAGATCAAGGGGTTATCGATTATTGGCAAAATGAAGTTGATGGTTTAAAAAGCGATCAAGATGGTTTAAATGAATACTACCGTCAGTTTCCAAGAACAGAGCAGCATGCTTTTAGAGATGAAACAAAACAATCATTATTTAATCTTACTAAAATATACGAACAGATAGATTATAATGAGGATTTAAGAAATAGCTCGATAGTTACCACAGGTAGCTTTCAATGGGAAAACGGTATAAAAGATTCCAAGGTTTTATTTATGCCTAATAAAAATGGTAGATTTAGAATTACTTGGGTTCCGCCAGCTGACTTACAAAACAGAGTGATAACAAAAGGTAATACAAAATATCCTGGTAATGAACATTGTGGCGCTTTTGGGTGTGACAGTTATGATATATCAGGTACAGTTGACAATAGAGGTTCTAACGGAGCCTTGCACGGTTTAACTAAGTTTAGTATGGAAGATGTTCCGCCTAACAGATTCTTTTTAGAATATATAGCTAGACCGCAAACAGCTGAAATGTTTTTCGAAGATGTACTAATGGCTTGCGTATTTTATGGTATGCCAATATTAGCAGAAAACAATAAGCCTAGATTGCTTTATCATTTTAAAAGAAGAGGCTATAGAGGTTACTCTATGAATAGACCAGATAAAAAATACAATAAATTATCGGTAACTGAAAGAGAAATAGGTGGTATTCCTAATTCAAGTGAAGACATTAAACAAGCTCACGCTGCTGCTATAGAAACATATATAGAAACTTTCGTAGGACAGAATGAAGCGGGATACGGTGATATGTATTTTCAAAGAACACTTGAAGATTGGGCTAAGTTTAATATAAATAACAGGACGAAGCACGATGCATCTATAAGCTCAGGGTTGGCTATAATGGCTTGCAATAAAAATTTATACGCACCAAACAGCCCTGTACATAAGAAAATTTACAATTTAGGATTTAAAAAGTTTGACAATAGAGGTTCTTTGTCTAAAATAATAAAATAAATGAAAATATACACAAACACTAACAGTGCATTTCCTAGCCAAATTGAAAGCAATGAGGTAAAAGCAAGTAGAGATTACGGTCTACAGGTTTCTCAAGCTATTGAGCAAGAATGGTTTAACCAAGGTAGATCTGGAGGTAATAGATACTTAACAAATTGGAACAATTTTCATTCACTTAGATTATATGCAAGAGGTGAACAGCCAGTGCAGAAATACAAAGATGAGTTATCTATAAACGGTGATTTGTCATATCTTAATTTAGATTGGAAGCCTGTTGCTGTAATAGCAAAGTTTGTAGATATCGTCGTAAACGGTATGTCTAATAAATCATACGATATAACGGCTTTTGCTCAAGATCCTTTTTCTGTAAAAAGCAGAACTGATTATGCTGCTGCCGTAGAACAAGACATGAATACTAAGCAGGCTTTAGTAAACATTAAAGAAAATATTGGTATGGATTTTTCTTTAACTGGAGACATGGAAGCTTTGCCGGAAAGCAGAGAAGAATTGGATGTTCATTTGCAGATGACTTACAAACAAAATGTAGAAATAGCAGAAGAAGAAGTTATAAACAATGTCTTAAGTTTTAATAAATACGACGAAATTAAGAAAAGAGTAGCGTACGATTTAACTACTATTGGTATTGGAGCTAATAAAACTAGGTTTAATAAAGCAGAAGGTATTGTTACTGAATACGTAGACCCTGCTAATATGGTTTATTCATATACCGAAGATCCTAACTTTGAAGACATATATTATGTAGGTGAAGTAAAGTCTATATCTTTACCTGAACTTAAAAAAGAATTTCCGAATATATCAGAGGATGAATTAAGAAGAATACAAGAAACCCCTAATAATAAGCAATATGTAACCGGCTGGGGTAATTATGATGAAAACACTGTGCAGGTAATGTATTTTGAATACAAAACTTACATGGACCAGGTGTTTAAAATAAAAAAGACAGACCAAGGGCTGGAAAAAGCATTAGCAAAGCCTGATACATTTAATCCGCCTGAAAACGATAATTTTGAAAGAGTATCCAGGACTATAGAGGTGTTGTACACTGGAGCAAAGGTTCTCGGTACAGATCATTTATTAGAGTGGAAAATGGCTGAGAATATGACAAGGCCAACAGCTGACACTACAAAAGTAATGATGAATTACTGTATATCAGCGCCTAGAATGTATAAGGGACGCATAGAATCAATAGTTAGTAAAATAACAGGCTTTGCAGATATGATTCAGCTGACGCATCTTAAACTGCAGCAAGTAATGTCTAGGATAGTGCCAGACGGTGTATTTTTAGATATGGACGGTTTAGCCGAAGTTGATCTTGGTAACGGTACAAATTACAATCCAGCGGAAGCATTAAATATGTATTTTCAAACTGGTTCTATCGTAGGTAGGTCATTAACACAAGACGGTGAATTAAATAGAGGCAAAGTACCTGTGCAAGAATTATCAACATCGTCAGGTCAAGCTAAAATACAAAGTTTAATTGGTACATATCAGTACTATTTGCAAATGATTCGGGATGTCACGGGATTAAATGAAGCAAGAGATGGTAGTGCGCCTGCTAAAGATTCACTTGTAGGATTGCAAAAAATGGCCGCTAACGCATCCAATATTGCCACCAAGCATTTACTAGATTCTTTATTATATATTACTGTTAGAACTTGCGAAAACATTAGTTTAAAAGTTGCAGACGTATTGCAAAACCCACTAAATGAAAACGCATTGACAAATGCTATTAGCACATTTAACGCTAAAACTTTAGAAGAACTAATAAATCTGCAAATACACGACTTCGGTATATACTTAGATTTAGAACCTGAAGATGAAGAAAAGGCTGTTTTAGAACAGAATATACAAATGGCTCTACAAACAGGAGCAATTGCTTTATCCGATGCTATTGATATTCGACAAATAAAAAATCTAAAACTTGCTAATCAGTTTTTAAAACTTAGACAAACGCAAAAGATAAAAAGAGAACAAGAGCAACAGCAAGCAAACATCCAAGCACAAGCGCAAGCAAACGCTGAGGCTGCAGAGAAAGCCGCAATGGCTGAAGTGCAAAAGCAACAAGCACTAACTCAAGAGAAAGTAAGTATAGAGCAAGCTAAGTCTCAATTTGAAATACAACGTATGCAAACAGAAGCTCAAATAAAAAGAGAGTTAATGGCTGAAGAGTTTAATTACAATATACAATTAGCCCAGGCTCAGATGGGTGCAACAAAAGCAAAAGAACAAGAAATTGAAGATCGAAAAGATCAAAGAATAAAACTACAAGGAACACAACAATCTGAATTAATTAACCAAAGACAAACAGAAGGATTACCTAAAAATTTCGAGTCATCCGGAAATGATGTTTTAGGTGGGTTTGGTTTAGAAGAGTTTGGCCCTAGTTAGAATTACAAACAACTATTTAATTATATTATATTATGTCAGAAGTAAAACAAGAAGGCGATTTCAGCTTAAAAGGAAAAGCAAAAAAGCCAAAACAATTAGCGAACAAAGAGCAAGCAACAGTTAAAGTTAGCATCAAGGAACCTTTGGTGGACGTGCCTGATGCTGTTACAAAAGTAGTAATCCCAAAAGATGAATTAAATCAAGATCCAAATGCCGTTCAAACACAAAAGACAGATGATAGCGATGCTGCTATCGAAGAATCAAAAAACAGTGCAGACGGCGAAGAAGTGGCTAAAGAAGTACGGAAGCCCGAAGAAGGAATAAATTCGCCTATACAATTAATTGAAGAGGATGATGATGTACCGCCTAATGATCAATTGCAAAAAGCTGCTGAAGAACATAAGCAAGTAGTCGAGCAAAGGGTTTTACCGGAAAACATAGAAAAGCTTATTGCTTTTATGGAAGAAACAGGTGGGACAATAGAGGACTATACTAGGTTAAACGCGGATTATTCAAGCGTTGACGACAAAGCGCTATTAAAACAATACTATAAAAAAACAAAACCTTATTTAGAATCAGAAGACGTTAATCTAATGCTAGAAGATTACGATTACGACGAAGATATAGATGAGGAAAGAGATATACGCAAAAAGAAACTTGCGTTTAAAGAAGAAGTTGCAAAAGCTAAAAACTTTTTGGAAGAAACCAAGAGTAAATACTACGACGAAATCAAGTTGAGACCCGGCGTAACTCAGGAACAACAAAAAGCAACAGATTTTTTCAACCGATACAACGAAGACGCTAAAGTAGCGCAACAACAGCACGAGGATTTTATGTCCAAAACTAATAAATATTTCGCTGAAGATTTCAAAGGTTTTGATTTTACAGTCAGTGATAAAAAGTTTAGGTATGGAGTTCAAGATCCTGCTAAGGTAGCTTCTGAGCAATCAAGCATTAACAATTTTGTAAGTAAGTACTTAGACAAGAAAGGTAATGTAACCGATCCTCAGGGTTATCACAAAGCTATTTTTACGGCTACTAATGCAGATAAAATTATTAATCATTTTTACGAGCAAGGGAAATCGGATGCTACCAAAGAAATTATAGGTAAATCCAAAAACCCTAGCACGCAAGCAAGACCAGTAAATGGTTTTATTAATGGTTTAAAAGTTAAGTCTGTAACTAGTGGTTCTGATTCTTCAAAACTAAAAATTAAAAAATTTAACTAAAAAACAATTATTATGAGTTTAACTCCTCAATTTGGTAGCTTAATACCATCTCAAACACAACAGTTGTTATCTACAAACTACCTGCAATTTAATGCAGCTGGTGCTGGTGGAGCAACTTTCGCGCAACAATATTTGCCGGAAATTTATGAACAAGAAGTAGAGCGTTATGGAAACAGAACGTTATCTGGATTCTTAAAAATGGTTGGCGCTGAAATGCCAATGACGTCTGATCAAGTAATTTGGTCTGAACAAAACAGATTACATATATCTTACCAAGGTATTGGTATCGCAGCTAACGTTGGTACTACTAATGTAATTGAAGTTGCAGGTAATGTAAACAACGTGGTATCTATTAATGATACTGTTGTGCTTTTAAATCCTGTAACAGGGGTTGAAGTAAAAGCTATCGTAACAGCTACTACCCCTGGGGCTGGTGGAAACTTTACAGTTGCACCTTTTAACGGAGCTGGTTTAGTTACTCAGTTTGTAGCAGGGGCTACTGCTGTAGGAGCAATACCTGGTTTAAAAGTATTTGTATATGGATCTGCTTACACAAAAGGAACTAGCTTAAGCGCTGGAGCTGGAAATTCAGCTGCTCGTATTAGTGTTGACCCTCAGTTAACTCAGTATTCTAACTCACCTATCATTATTAGAAGCCAATACCAAG